ATCATTACAAGGGCGGGTATTGATAAGATACAAGCTAATTCAAGCATCAGCATTAATTACGATGTAGTAGAGTGTAGTCATAACTTTTGTGTAGTAAAAGCTACTGCAAGGTCAACTGATGGAAAGAAAACCATACAAACATTTGGCTCGGCTCTAAAGGGTCAAGGATTTAAGGATGGAAACTGCAACACTTGGTATGTTATGGAAATGGCAGAGAAAAGAGCTATGTCAAGAGCTGTGTTAAAGTTAGCAGGATTCTATGAGTTAGGCATCTTTGGAGAAGATGAATCAGAAGATTTTAAGAAAAGTTAATGTCTGATTGGATAGACGATATACTTGCAAGTGAGCCTATCAGTAACGCACAGATAGCAGTTATTGAAGGCTTACTAACAGGTGTCCCTTATGAGCCTGAAGCGATAAGGGATATAGATAGTAGTCTTTTACATCTTACATATCAACAAGCCTACGAGCTGATAGGGAAGTTGAAGGAAGATTATATATCAAAAGACCCAAGAGAACAGTTTAATAAAATGTTTAAGTATGGCGATTAAAAAACACGCAATGACAAAGGAGGGTGCTATTGTAGCAATCACAAGAAAGCAACTAAAAGATATGGGTAAAGAAACTCAAATACAAAAAAAGTTTGTTGAACTGTATATGCTAGAAAGTAATGAAAGAATAGCAGAAACCTATAAGTTAGAATTTGGAACACAATTAGTAATAGTTAAAAATAAAAAAGATGAAAAAAGCAAGAAATGAATTTGAAGTGTTAATGAGAGTACAGGGAGTTACAAAAAGAAAGTTTGGCGAGATAACGGGAGTTAGCGGAACTACCATAGACAAATATTTGCAAGACCCTACAATGTTAAGAGTAAAGCACTTGTCATTATTGGCTGAAAGTCAAGATATGAAAGAAGAAGAATTACTAACGCTTATAAACGAAAAGAGTAATGAACTTTAGAATGGAGTTACTTCAGTCTGCTGTTTGTAAGCACTACAACATTACACCATCTCAACTACATAGTAAGTCAAGAAAGATGGAGATAGTTGGTGCTAGGAGAATGTTCTACTTCTTTGCTAGAAAGCACTTTAATAAAACATATACTAGCATAGCAGATATGTTTGGTGCTAACCACGCAACCGTAATTCATCACGAAAGAAAGTTACTAGGCTATCTTGAGTTTGATAAGGTTGAGATGAGAAGATACATAAACATCAGAGATTTGGTATTCGAGGAAAAGACTTTTTTGGATATTCAAGATGAGTTTGACTGTCTTAACAGAGAAAAGTCTGTTATCATAGATAGAATGAATGAAATAAAAAATGAACTTAAATTAATTAACAACAAAAACAATTTTAATTATGGAAATTAACGGAGTATTAGAAGCTAAATTTGAAACAAAAGAATTTTCAAGTGGTTTTAGAAAAAGAGAGTTTGTAATCAATACGGGTGGCGAATACCCACAGGCTATAAAGATGGAGGTTGTAAAAGACAACATTGAAAAGCTAGATGTTATTAAGGTAGGAACGGAGGTTACCTGCAAGATAGACATTAGAGGTCGTCTGTACGAAGGAAACTACTATAACAACATCCTTGCTTGGGCAGTAAATGTAGGTGCTGCTACAAAGTCTGAGCCTAAAGAAGCTGCAACAGCAGACACAGACTTACCCTTTTAAGGTAAGGCATTTAATAAAAGTATTTGATTGTGAAATCGAAAACTAGAAGAAAGAACGTAAAGAGGGTAGATAGCTTGTTAGCCAAGAACGCTGCCCTCAATGCTTCTCTCGGAATGGACAGCACCAAGACCGAGATAGAAGCCGTTAGGAAGGACATAAGAGCCAACATAAGAAAGATAAAAGATATGTGTGAGTACACATACGGGATAATAAATGTAGATGATAACCACAAAACCGTACACTAAATGAATTACAATAGTAGAGGAAAGAAGTACACAGAAGTAAAAAGATTAAAGACAAAGATTAAAAAGTCAATAGCTAGGTTTTTGCGATTTTATAATTGGGATGTAAAAGACATATCCAATATTCTACGTGTTAGTCCTAATAGAGTTTATCAATACCTTAGAGATTAAATGATAAGTATTATAATATCGATTTGTATAATTGCTACTGCATTTATACTATCATTTATAGAGTACAACGATGAAATTTGAAACTTCAAAAGACTTTGCAAGACAAGAGATGGCGGCAAAACTTTTTTGCGACAACTATGCGTACTGCTACGCTAGTCAAGGCGACTTTAGCTCTGTTGATTATGAAATGAAAAACGAGAGCTTTGATAGAATATGTGGCTTCGAGGTAAAGGGTTGTCCTAATCAAACTATGGATAGCTACGATTACTGCATAGTATCAATGAAAAAGATTGTAGATTGTCAGGAAGAACAGATAAAGTACGGTAAGCCTGTTGTTATCTGTTGGGCATTTGATGATGGCATATTGTTTGACAGAATAGACAACTTAACAGGAACTTTTAAGAAGGGTGGAAGAAAACCACGCAAGGGTTCGGTACACGACCAAGAGATGATTGTTAGCGTTGAACGAAAAAACTTGCAAAAGATTTGGTATTAATGAAAATTATTTATACATTTGCAAAGTATTAACCCCAAAATTATATATTATGGCAAAAAGAATGACAGATACGGATAAGTGGAAGAAACGCTTTCTCCGTGAATTACAACCTCAACACAAACTACTTTGGTTTTACATATTAGATGACTGCAATCACGCAGGTATATGGGAGGTAGATATAGAGGTAGCATCAATTAGGGTTGGAGAAAACCTTGTATATGATATGCTTCCACAATCCTTTTTAGATAAGATAGTTATATTTGACAATGGAGATAAGTGGTTTATTCCTGACTTCATTGAGTTTCAGTATGGAGAGTTAAACCCTAATTCTAATGTTCATAAGTCTGTAATACAGTTATTAGACAGACACAACCTTGAAGGGTATCTAAAGGGTTCACAAGGGGTAGAAAGTACCCCTAAAGATAAAGATACAGATATAGTTATAGCTAAAGAAAAGGTTAAGGCTAAAAGGTTTGTTAAGCCATCTATTGATGATGTAAAAGAATACTGCGTTGAAAGAAATAACTTTGTAGATGCAGAGAAATTCTTTGATTACTATTCTTCTAATGGTTGGAAGGTAGGAAAAAATCCTATGAAGGATTGGAAAGCGTCTGTAAGGACTTGGGAGAAGAACTCAACGTCAGAACAATCGAAAGGAAAGGTACAACAATCACTAGACACTTGGCAAGAAGCTAGACAAATGATAAACAATGGATAAGAGCAAACAAGTTTGGAGTAGGTATAACAAAGACCTAGAGCAACTAAATGTAGATTGTGTTGATTTGTTAAGCAAATGTTATATTATGCTAGGACAAAGACCTGATGCTCAACAAGTGGTTATGATGAGCAAGATGTTAGTTGACGACCTAACAAGGTTCTATGGCTCTATGGAGATGGAGGAGGTAGCGTTTGCATTTGAGCAAGGCATAAGACATTCTGAAAGCGGTGGCTTTGTAAACGTAAGGAGTTGGAACATTTGGCTTAAAGAATACAAGGCAAAGGCTCAACTGCAAAGACAACAAAGATTAGTTACTGACTTTCAGAAAAGTCAACAACAACAGAATTTAATAACTGAAACAATTAATAAAGCAAAAAGATTAAAATAATGAGTAATTCAAAGAAAGAATGTATAAAGTTATACAACAAAATTTCTGATGCGTTTAACAATCAATCAGGAGGAGATTATAACGATACAATGTACTACCAATGGTTAGGGGCATCTGAAGATATGCGAGAAGCAGAAGAAGATGATGATTGGGATGGGCTTTTACCTACATTAACTGCTTGTTGGAATTATGTCGAATGTTGCAAGAAGATAGATGATATGCAAGAGAATATGCCTGATGAGGTTTATTCTTAAATAACATTAAAATAAGTTAAATTAAATTAAAAATTACTATATGGGATTATATAAAAACATACAAAACATTTGTAAAGATGATGAACACGGAATAAGCTATGTGGTTGTTCCAAAAACAATTAACTCTGACGTTGGGTTTCAGCTTATGTTTGGAAGAATGATATCCAAAGATGCTGTAACGACAAGACCAATAAGAGATACGGCAAGCATAAAGATTACAGACCACTACTCTAATTATTAAAAAACATAAAAAAGTTTGGTAGTTACAAAATTATTTTGTATCTTTGCTCAAGTATTAACAATTAAACCTCCAATTATATGAATTACAAAACACTACTTATTGACACATTATCAGTTCAAACTTCTTCAGGCAAGGAAGAAAAAATGATTGCCTACATTCAAGACTTCGTAAAAAAATATGTTCCTCAAGCTACCGTTGTAGTCAAAGACAATAATGTCTATGTTACCAAAGGTACTGCTGACTACTATCCTTGTATCGTATCGCACACAGATACAGTACACGATATGTATCAGGACTTCGGTGTGTACGACAGAGATGGCGTTCTATTTGCTTTTAGCAACGATGTAGAGCAGCAGGTCGGCATAGGTGGAGATGACAAGGTAGGCGTATGGATTGGCTTACAATCTCTGTTAGAAAAAGATGCTGTCAAGTGTGCTTTCTTTCACAGCGAGGAGATAGGTTGCGTTGGTAGTTCTGCTGCCGATATGGACTTCTTCAAAGACGTAGGCTACTGCTTTCAGTCAGACAAGCGTGGCAACAAAGACTTCGTAAACAATATATATGGTGTTCAGTTATTTGGAGATGACTTCTCTACTAAAATATCTAGCACACTACACAAGCACGGATATATGGAAACATCAGGTGCATTGACAGATGTTTACCAACTCAAGCTCAACGGACTAGAAGTATGTGTTGCCAATATGTCTAGTGGTTATTATGCACCACACTCAGACAAAGAGGTTGTAGATGTTGCAGATGCTATTAACTGTTACGATATGATTTCATCGCTTATAGATTTGTTGGGTTGTAGTCTATACGCTCATAAAAACGAAGCTAAGCTTTGGGATAGTTGGTCTGATTGGAAGCCTAAAAAGAATAAGGGCAAGTTTACCGATAGAGTATCTTATCAAGAAAGCTATGACGAGCTTGGGTATGCTTATGTAAATGGAAACCTAGTAGGCAACAAGTCTTACAATGATGATTGGGATATGGAAGATGAGCATAGCTACGAAGATGACAACCTGCTTACTAATGTTGGAAGCTG